GAAGAGTTAGATAAATTAATTAATACTATAGCTGAAGCAGAAGATAAATTAACAGTAATACGTAATCGTTTTGATGAAGACATACCATTTTAATAGGAGGATACATGTCAGATGAAAAGCCAAAAGTACAGCAACCAACAGCAACACCAAGAACATATCTTGTAAGTTCAGAACAGTTAATGGATATTATGAGATATTTAATGACTAGACCATATGGAGAAGTAGTTAAACTTATGAACTCGTTATCTGCTCTCACACCATATAATGCAGGTGGAGGGAAAGATGACGGAAAAAAATAATCTAGATAAATACACTGGTATATTGTTTGAGTTAAAGATAGGTTTAAACAAAGACAATGCTATTGTAGTAGATTATGGTGGTAAACCTGTAGGTAAAGTTAGAGAAGCACTAAAAGGTTTTCCATACCAAGCTAATCTGTGTGCAGCAATAATCAATCATGCTAACTCAATGGGGAAGAAGATACAAGATGACATTAAACAGATTATACAAAAACTATAAAGTTTATTTAGTGCAAAAAAAAAGACACCCAGAGTAAATTCTCTGTGTGTCTTGTTGTTGCTCGCTGAGGGGGAGTCTTTATGGCTCCCCTTTTTTATTTTATATTAACAGTTCCAGGCTCTAAGTGCTTTGTTAATTCTTGAGTTAGGATCATTAGCAGTTTTAGCAGAAGTAAGTTTCTTCTTCATGCCTTTCATCCTTGCACAAAAACTAGCACGTCTTTTGTTACCAACTTTTTTACTAGGTCTTTTTAAATTAGCACCAGTAGTTCTTTTAAAATATTTTCTACCTGCTTCATTTAATCCACCTGATGGGTTCTGATATTTTTTTGCTACCATTATTTTTTCTTAACTGTCATTGCTGCTCTTTTAAATTGTGCAGCAGTAGGTGCACCTTTAGCACCCTTTTTTCTCATTTTATCACCACGCTTTCTTTTAGCGTGTATGTTAGCATATAAACCTTTTCTCATTATTTTTTCTTCTTTTTTCTAAGCATAGCAAAATCTTCTTTAGTTAATTTGCCATCTTTATTAGCATCAAGTTTTTTTCTATTACCTGATACTTTTTTATTTTTATTCATTTTCTTTTTCTTCATCATTTTTCCGTAGTGTCCTGGCATTATGTATATCTCCTATATTTAGCTGTTTTTTTTGCAATCCCTTTCGGTTGCTTCACAAATTGTTTGCCCTTTTTTGTTCCTTTTCGTTTTGCTTTTGTCGTTGCCGCATACTCCGCAGATGATAGGGCTTTGATAGCCTTCTCTGGTAAATATCTTTCCCCAGTCTCCGAAGACTTCTTCCCAGACTTCGTTCTCCATTTCTGTTTTCCCCATGCTTTTAGACTCCTTTGACTTTTTGCTAGTGCCATTACGTTTTCCTCCCCCTTCTTATAGCCTCTTTACCTTTTTTAAATATAGATGCCACTTGAGTTTTACCCATAACTTTAGCACGTTGTTCACCTACAGTTAATATTTGTATTTTTCTTGCGAAGGGTTTATTTATTTTTTTAACTTTTGCAACAGTTTTTCTAGCATCTGTTGGTGTTGCAAATTTTATTGGTACTGTGTCTTTAGGATTCTCATCAGTATATAATCTACGACCAGATCCTTTAGGTTTTTTACCTGTACCTACTTTAGGATCTCTTTTTTTTGCCATAAGATTTCATATCTTTGATATGTTTTTCAATAACTTTACTTTGTTTTTTATGTAAAGCAGATGCTTTCTTTAGAGCTTTAGCAACTTTTTTAATTTTTTTAACCATGTTTATATTTTTCTCTCCAATAGTTTTTTCTTTCTAATAATCTAGTTCTTCTTTCTAAATCATCTATACCTAATAACTTTTTAATTAAAGATATCATTACTTGTATCCTCCACCTGCAGCTTTGTATCTTTTAGCTAGCATCTGGGCTTTTCTTGCTGACCATTGTCCAGGCTTACCACCTTTTGATCCA